GCGTTCAGCCTGGCCGGGCGCACGGAAGGGATCAGCCCGCTGCGGGCGTTCGCGCTGACGATCCTGAACGGGCTGGAGTCAACCCGGTACGGCACCGACTGGTTCAAGGCCGGGGGTTTCCCGCCCGGGACGTTCAAGAACAACGAGATCGAGATCGACCCGCAGCAGTCCGCGGAGATCCGGTCGCTGCTGAACACGTCGATCCGCCGCCGTGAACCGCTGGTGTACGGGCGTGACTGGGATTATCACCCGGTGACCGTGCCGCCTAGTGAGGCGCAGTTTATCGAGGCGATGCAGATGAACGCAACGCAGCTCGCCGCGGTGTACGGGCTCCCTCCGGACCGGGTGGGCGGCAAGAGGGGTGACTCTCTTACCTATAGCACCGTGCAGCAGGGAGCCCTCCAGATCATCGAAGCGCTCCGACCGTGGCTGGTCAGGCTGGAGACGGCGTTCTTCAAGATCCTCCCGGCGAACCGGCTGGCCCGGTTCAACGCGGACGCGCTGCTGAAAACCGACCTGGCTGAACGGGCGAACATCTACCGGGTGTGGCGGGACATCGGGTTCCAGACCGTCGACGAGATGCGCGACACCGAGGACCTGGAACCGCTGGCGAACGGGACCGGGAAAGACAACATGCCGCTGGAAGCGATCGTCGCGATGTCCCGGTCGGTCCGGGCGATCCCGAACGAGCTGCTCCCGCAGGTGACGCTGGAACAGCGGCTGCTGGTCGAGTACCTGCAAGAACTCCAGGCCGGGCAGGAACCGGTCGGGCTCCCGCCGGGTGCGGGGGCGCCGCACGGGCTGGGAGCGGGGAACGCGCCCCCGGCGATCAACGTGCCGGGCAGTGCCGGTGCGAACACCCCGTCGCCCGCAGCGCAGAACGGCACGCAGGGCGTAACAGCACCAGCAGGTGCAGGCGCGTTCGTCCCGCCGAACGTCCTCCAGGAGATCGTCAAGGAAATCACGTCTGTCCGCGCCGGCCAGGACATCCACCCGGATGTCCTGGCGCAGATTGTCGCTGCTGTCCGGCAAGCCGAACGCAACGACGAGCTGGGCCCCGAATTCGTGGGGCCGTGGATTCCGCCGAAGAGCAGCTCGAACGGGCACAACGGACATCACTGATCAGGAGCAACGTTATGCCGCCTCGTAAGATGACGCACCCGTCGCGGACCGGTAAGCCCACGGCGGGTAAACCGGATAAGAAGCCCGCGCCGAACACGAAAGCGCCTGCCGGTTCCTACGCGCTGCCCGGTGGCGGCCCGGGTGGCGCCGACGCGTACCCCGTCAATACCAAGGCGCGGGGCGCGAACGCCCTGTCCCGGGTGGCGGCGAACGGGACACCCGCAGAGAAGGCGAAAGTCCGCGCTGCGGTGAAAAGCAAGTACCCGGATCTGCCCTCCAGTCAGGGCAAGGGTGGTTCTTCCGCTGCATCAAGTAAGAAAGCCCGGCCCGCCAGGAAATCCTGACCGGCGCAGTACAGAAGAGAAGGACAGGAGATATGGCTGAGCTGGACACCCACAACCTGATTGACAGTCAGTTCGCGTGGATTGAGCCCGGAGGCATGCGCGACCCGAGCGGGAGGACGACACCGCGGGACAAGCGGCACTTCCCGATCCACAACGAGGCCGCTGTCCGGCGGTCCTTGTCGCAGGCCCCGCATGACCCGCACGGGAAGCAGGCCATGCCCGCGATCGTCAACGCTGCCCGCAAGTACGGCATCAAGCCGACCGCGGCGCAGCGGGCGTTCGGTGGTCTGGAGCCGGATTCCGGTGCGTTCCCCGAGCGGCGGTTCACCCGGTTCCCGCTGGAGCTACGCGCCGACCCCGGTGAGAACTCGGCGCAGCACATCTGGGGGTACGCGGCGTGTTTCGACAAGCTGTCCCGGAAGCTGGGCGGGTTCGTCGAGCAGGTCAACCGGAACGCGTTCGATGAGAGTAAGCAGGACGGGTGGCCGGACGTGGTGTGCCGGTATAACCACAAGGACGACGCGCTGCTGGGTACGACGTATGCGCGGACGCTGACGCTGGGTATCGACGAGACGGGCCTGGCGTACGACGTGGAGCCGCCCCAGTCCCGCCGGGACATCCTGGAGTACGTCCAGCGAGGAGACATCCGCCACTCCAGTTTCGCGTTCCGGGTGTTCCCGGGCGGTGACGAGTGGGGCGTGTCGGAGTACAACTACCCGATGCGGACGCTGCACGCGGTGCAGCTCATCGACGTTGCCCCCGTACTGGACCCCGCCTATCCTGACGCGACAGCCGCGGCTCGTGCCCTCGACGGCGCGGTCCGGTCCCTGTCCGACTGGGTGCAAGCCGAACCGGATGAGGTCCGGGAGCGGCTGGTCGAGAACCGTGCCATGGAATTCTTCAAGCGGACCGACAACACGGGACCCCGTCAGGAGAAGGCCAAGCAGGAGCGGAAGAAGACCCTCACCGGCGCGCTCGCCATGCTGGACCTGCTGGACAACGCCGAGGACCCGTACGCCGACGCTGAGTGACGTGGAAAACCGCAGGGATGTGAATACCGTGTCCCTGCGGGCCGGGCGCGGAAAATAAGACGCCAGGCTAGAACGGTGCACAACTGAATAAAGCTGGACCGTACAGGCCGTAGCCACCCTTCCCGGGTGCGGACGGAGCCGGTTCTTAACAGATCCGTCCGTACAAATGGAAGGGCCAATCATGGCTAGTGAAGTCGCTAAGAGGCTCCGTGACCGGCGTCTCGGCGTGTGGAACGAGGCGAAGAAGATCGCCGAGGACGCGGCTGGTGAGAACCGCTCGTTTACCCCGGAAGAGCAGGGTAAGTGGGACGCCATGCAGGAGGAGATGCGCACGCTGGACACGCGCATCGGTGCCGTGCTCGACACGGAGAAGCGGGCCAAGCAGGCCGACGACGCGTTCAACGACCTGGAGGGACGGCCCCGTGAGGGTGCCGCCAGCCCGGCGCAGCGGGACATGTCCGAGGAAATCCGCAAGTGGGCGCGGGGCGAGCAGGGTGCACCGCGGTCGATGGAAGTGCGGCGCCAGTCTCAGGGTCCGATCAACTACCGTGTCCTGACCACGGGTGGTACCGCGTCGACCGTGGTCCCCACGGACTTCTACGACCAGCTCATCGCGCACCTCATCGAGGTCAGCGGTTTGATGCAGTGCGGTCCTACGGTCCTGAACACCGGTGGCGGTGAGACCCTCCAGGTCCCGAAGACCACGGCGCACTCCACCGCGGCGACCGCGGCGCAGTCCGGTGTGATCTCGGCGTCTGACCCGCTGTTCGGTCTCCAGACCCTGTCGGCGGTGAAGTTCGGTGTCCTGATCCAGGTGGCGCGCGAGCTGATCGACGACACGGCCGTGGACCTGCTGGGGTACCTCGCCATGCAGTGCGGCCGGGCGATCGGCAACGCGTTCGGCACCTCGCTGATCAACGGCACGAACGGTATCTCCGGTGGCCTGATCGCCGGTGCCACGACCGGTGTTACCGGTGCGACGACCGGTGTGTCCGGTGCCCCGTCGTACGCGAACCTGGTCGACCTGGAGTACTCGGTCATCGCGCCGTACAGGCAGTCCCGGTCCTGCTACTGGCTGGCAGCGGACAAGACCATCGGTGGTTTCAGGAAGATCACCGACACGGTGGGCCGCCCGATCTGGGAGCCGTCCGCGGTTCTCGGCTCGCCGGACCTGCTGCTGGGCAAGCCGCTGGTCGCTGACCCGTTCATGCCCGCCCAGGCGCTGTCCGCGAAGTGCATCGCGTTCGGTGACTTCTCGCAGTACTTCGTCCGGCTTGTGGGCGGGGTCCGTTTCGAGCGGTCCGATGACTTCGCTTTCCAGAACGATCTTGTGACGTTCCGCGCCGTGCTGCGCGGGGACGGCACCCTGGTCGACCGGACCGGAGCGATCTCGCTGTACGTCGGCGCTCCGTCCTGACCGGACCCTACGGCAACGGAATGGTGGCAACGTGATCATTCGGATGTTGTGGAACATGTCCGCGGGCCGTCACGACGGCCGGGTATGGCCACCGGCGGGTGCCGATTTCGAGGTGCCCGACTGGGAGGGCGAAGACCTGGTGAACGGCGGGAACGCGATCAAGGTCGCGGACTCGGCGGAAGCCGAAACGGATGCTCCCCTGGAAGACCTGAAATCCGCTGCTGTCGAGTACGCGGAGTCAGAAACCGCGTCCGAACCCGAACCTGAGACTGAGCCTGAACCCGAGGCTGAGGCTGAGGCTGACGATGAGGACGAGGACGACGACGGTGGTGAGGTTGGTGACGGCCCGCCCAAGCCTGCGGCACCGAAGCAGGACTGGGTGGACTGGGCGGTCCATCAGGGCGCCGAGTGGGTCACTGCGACCAACTCGACGAAGCAGCAGCTGATGGAGCAATACGGTCAGCGTCCGTGAGTAACCGGCGGAAGCTGAAGGGCGCAGATGCGGGGCCCGCGGAACGCTGTACGTCCTGCGGGCACCGTATCGGCGCTAAGGCTGACGCGCTGCGGCTGCGGACCGGGCAGGTGATCTGCCCCCGCTGCCGTCAGTACGGTGACCTGCCCCGCGCGTCATGCGGGCATTACGTGCTGCCCGGGCAGTTGATCAGCTCGGACAGCGACGACCATTCCACCATGCAATGCCCGGCCTGCTCACCGGTCAGCGAGAAGTTCGGGGCGGCGAAGTTCGGGCTGGCCCCGAGATGACCTGGCGGCACCGGCGGGCAGGTCGAACAAACACCCGCCGGTGCTACCAGTACGCACACGGAAATGTAAGGAGATAGGCATGGCGCAAGAGCCAAGCCAGACGCCCGACGGTGGCGGCCTGGTTTCCGGTGGGACCAGCCGGGTTTCCGGTAACGCGTCCAGCGGAGACCCGACGAACGAGCCGGG